TTAAAGCAGCGTCAAACTATCGACTTCAATCTCAGGGGTATTGCCGCCTTCAAACTCACCAAACAAGCGCAGGCGCGTATTGCTGTTAATGGTTTGCGTAAAACGAATATCGTCATCGAGCTCTACTTGAATCTCGGCGCTGCCATCGGTGAAAATATAGGTATCTTTATTGAGCTGGCGGACCAAAGTGCCTTCAACGACGACATCTTTCTCCGTAAACATATTTGAATCTTTCAGTAGTTCGGATACGACTGATACATTCACCGGACCATCAAAACTGATACCTTGTGCTGTTGAAGAGTTGTTGGCGAGCGCGATGGCTGGTGTGGTAGTCAAAGCAGCGATTGCGATAATAAGTGTTTTGTTCATGTTCTTTTCCTATGTTTAACCGAGGTTGTTTCGATAGGGGTATTAGAACAAAATGGATTTGAATGGTTGCTTAGCGCTTGATTCATATTGGATTCATTTTCTAAAGTGTCAAAAAAGGCTAAAATAGGCCTCCCTTGAATAGCGACGATAAAAAATGGAAGCAAAAGTAACCACGCTCATGGTGCAAGGCACTACCTCTGATGCGGGAAAAAGCGTATTGGTGGCAGGTCTCTGCCGCGTATTGGCTCGTAAAGGCGTAAACGTTGCTCCTTTCAAACCACAGAATGTGGCGAAACTTCTCTCAACTTCTTTTTAATTACCTCAGAATAACATGCCTTTATCTTGAGTCCTTTTGCCAAAAGGACTCTAACTTTATTCAAGTTCTTTTTATTTCGTTCAAAGTGATCTAGTATCCTCTCCTGTACTGTCAGTTTTTTGTACCAAGCTTGTACCAATAATTTGGTACAGCGTCAGCGAGAACAAGTAAATGAAACTCACGGATGCCTGGTTACGGGCGCATGCTGGTAAGCCATATAGTGGCAAAGCCGAAATTACCTATAAAAATGGATTGGGTGTCAGGATTAGCCCCAAAGGGAAGATCACTTGGATTTACCGCGCTCTTTTGAAAGGCAAGCCGATAAAAATGAAAATCGGTGAATACCCACTGATGAAAATCAAAGAGGCCACAGAAGAGCGGGACAGGCTTTTCGAGTTGATTCAACAAGGTGTTGATCCACGGAATAAAAGCATCCTAATTCTTAACAGTAACGCTCCGGTTACGGTGTCACAGGTTGTCGAGCATTACATTGAAAATCAACTTATGTTGAAAAATAAGCAATGGCAATCTGTGGCGGCTATGCTCCGCAATTCCGTTGTTCCTCATGTTGGTGACTATCCACTAAGTAAGATTGAGCTGACGGACTTTGTAGAAATGTTTAATCGCGAGCGAAAAAGAGCAGGTGATAAGCATTCGGCTCGTTTGCTCTATCGAATGAAAACTATCATGAACTATGCGGTTCGGAATGGTTTTCTAAAATATAACGTGATTGCACCATTGCGTTCAGAAGATGTCGGTGAAAAAAGCAAGCCGAGAAAGGTTAAGTTGGTGGAGTTGGAGATTGGGGCGCTATGGACGAAGATACATACACTTCCTTACCACTTATCTATGATCAATTTTTTGGCGCTGAACATGATTTTTGCTTCGCGTACTATTGAACTACGTTTAGCGAGGAAATCGGATATCGATTGGGAACGAAATTTATGGATAGTGCCAGAAGAAAACAACAAAATACGCGGTCGTGGCGGTAGTGAAATAGTAAGACCGATCCCTAAGTTGGCCGAAAAGATATTGCGTAAGCAAATCGCGATGTACCCAGAGGCAGAATACTTATTTCCAAGGTATTACATCTATAAAGATGTACCGTTTGATAAGAAAACCCCCTATAGACCATCATTGGTATTAGCACAGGCAATGGAAGATGAAGGATTTACGTCTACGCGAAATCACGATATGCGAAGAACGGCTCGAAATGCTTGGGAAATGATGCGTTTTCCGTACCATGTGAGTGAAAGTATGTTGGGGCATAAAATACATCGAGGAACGCAAGCCCATTACCTCGACTATGCCTATATTGAAGAACAAAGAGAGTGTTATGAGCGCTGGTGTGATTACATTTTGGAAATGGCTGAACTTTACGAAAGCAAGTCCAAAAGTGTTGTAATGATGGGTAGTAAAAGAAAGGTAGTCAATGAATAGAACAAGTGCGGCAAAAGCCGCCCTTGTTTATAGTCGGTAAGCATCCAGTAGGCAATTGTCCATTGTGTGGAGCTTTTTAACAGCAAGACCTATTCGCTTTCTAGTGACGCCTGTTTTTAGTTCGGCAAAGGTATGCGAATAGCCATTGATGAGAACAAGCCTAACTGCAGTTCGAGTGGCTGGTGGCATTTCTCGCTTTGAAAGCACTTGAAGAAGGGCATCCAACCGCTTTTCAGGAATTGTTATCATGGTTATTCCCTATAGTACAAGAATGCTCTCGATATCGTTTCGCATACAAATAGGCGCGCTCACCAATTTGGTCAAGGCTCGAACGCATTCTTTCTTGTCGTGAGTCGCGCCATTCCTGTTTCTTGTCTTCTGGTAGTAATTCGAGCATGTGCTCAACGTCTTTTCGTTTGTTTACATCACCAATTAAGAAAGAGTCAAAGGCGTCTGCTATCGTGTCCGCGTTTTCTTTGGCGTAGGCTTGAAGATCGAGTATGCCTTTTTCTTCAAACCATTCTTCCCATCCAAATAAGATAGGCGTTCGCTCTCGTGAGTTATCAGCTTGATGGGCTCCGAAGCCACCAGAAAGCGAACAGGCTACGATGCCCGCGATTTCAACGTTTGGCGCATAAAATGTGTACGGGTCGCTTGGGTTGTCGAGTACCCATAGTTTAAGGTTGTCCATGTGCTACATATCCTACTAACAACGAGTGAGGCGCTTCGAAGAATGCGTTGGTATCAAGCTTTCGCCATAGATGAAGCGTATAAGGGTGGTTATTAACGTATTGAGACTTAGGTGGGTGGATTTGGATCACTGCATCTTCATCATCCCAAAAAAGTGATTTAACAAAGCTCATTTCCTCCCAAGTTGGTGTACGGTGAGTGAGTGACACACTGACGTGTTCCCAATCTGCACCGTCTGACGCGATAACAGTTAATGGGCTTTTCAACTTCGCTGACTTGATGATAAATAATCCGTTGTTGCCGAATGTCTCATCACTTTGCATCATCCCGTTAATACCTTGCTTGATACGGTATTTTTCAGGAACTTTAAAGGGCATAACTTGCTCCTTCTGGCTCGTCGAGCCATTGCAGTTCACTTAACGCGATCTTAAACCCTGCAGCGTGTCTGTGGCCACCGCCACCAAATTTGGCGGCAATTTCTGAGACGTCGATACCGCCGTTAGGTACTGAACGTAAGCTGTACTTGCGGTATCCATCTGTTTCTTGATAGGTAGCAGAGAAGGGTACGCCTTCGGCCATGATGTTTCCCGCGTCTGAGGCAAACATATAGTTGCAGTTGAGTGTTGGCACTGTGTAACCGGCGATGACGGATTCAAACACGCAGAACTCCACCAAGCCTTTGACGTTTTTTAGGTGCGCACGGTCAATGGCGACGCCTTCCTGGTAGAGCTGCTGCACATCGAGCTCCATGAGCTTGTCCCATACGTCCAGTTCCATTGGGTAGGAGTAGAGCGCGGCTTGAATCTCTCGCGTTCCTGGTAGTTCGAATTTCCATAAATCGCGGTCTTGAATGTGTTTGATCAATGCGGGTGGCTCTTGACCTGGGAAGAAGTGATTCCAAGTTAGCATTGCACCGGATTGTGTCATGTCGAACACTCCCTGAATGACGCCTGACTCGATTAGCGGTATTAGCTCCGCCTGCGCGGTCTTGTGGTGGTCAATAACCAATACGGATGCGGCTTGTTTTGCCAGTTGGCGCATTTGGTCTTGTTTGAAGCTGAAATCGACGATGACAACGTGCGCGTCTTTTACTTCTGGCAGTTCGCCTTGGTAACTGGCGGCGATGAATTCTACATCGTCATTTTCATTGAGGGCTTGGTGAACTACCCAAGCTGCGCCCATTCCGTCGCAGCAGTTGGCATGGTAAATACAAATCGTTTTGTTCATTGTGTTTCCTTAAATGGTGTTTCTGCGGTTATCTAACTCAAGCCGCGCATTGCGACGAGTGGTCTCACGGTAGTTTTCTGAATTGGCTATTTTCACTAGATCGAGTGTTACCATCGTGCGCATTTTAAATACGCTGACAAACCAGTTTCCTTTGATGTGATTACACATAGTGTTGCTCCCTACAATCCGCCATTACAGGCGTCTTGATAACAATCGTCACAAAGCGGACCCACCTCAGTGTTGTGAGTTGGTAATTTCTTATTGCTGCAATGACCACAATATCTAGGCGGCACATGTCGTTCATTCCATCTGTCAGCCGCAGATTGGTGGTCATATTCATATTCGTGATTAGAAGAAAAAGATACTCGGCAGGAAGAGCATTCAATGTAAGGATATTGATCACCTATCAACTCAGCCTCACCGCCACAAAAGGGGCAAGGCTTTAGTTTTATCTCTTTATTACGCATCAATTTTGTTTACTAATGTACGTCTAATTCAAATTCAAAGTATTTATCGCATTGGTCACAGTAGGTTTCGTATTCTACGAATGCCTTAAAGTGGTTATCAGATAAGTCCAATGCTTCGGAGAATTCAGATATATCAATATGCTGATAGGCTCCACAGTGAGGGCAGTCAGCATTCACGCTCCGAATTTTTACTGGCACTTTTTTCACATTTTAAGACTCAATTGTTTGCGGCCTGCTGTTCCAGGCTCTCACGGCTTGTATTCGTGTCATGAAAGGGCGAGTGAGAGGAAGAACGAGACAGCGTTTGTTGATACAGGCAACGTACCAAGTTTCATCTTGGTCTTGCTCGATGTTGGGTTCGGCAGCACAGAAAGGGCAGGGCTCTAGATGCTTGCCGTAGTTTTCAGGTTTGAATGTGCCGTAGTTGGGTGGAAAAGGGATTATTTGTCTTATGGCTTGTTTCATCCGTTTCTTGAACTCGCATGGCATTGTTTTTCATAAAGAGAATCCAGTGAGTGTCAGCTCGTTTTCCGCTTATATGGCCGAACATGGGCTTAAACGGAGAACACTTTAAAACCTCACTCGTTTTTATTTGGGTTTCGTTCCATTTAAAGACGAGTATTCCGTCAGGTTCTAAGACTCGAAAGCACTCAGAAAATCCATTTGTTAAGTCATTACGCCACTGATTTGAGAGCTTTCCATACTTCAATGCTAACCATGACTCATCACCAGCTCGCTCAAGATGTGGTGGGTCAAAAACCACGACTTTGAAAGAGTTATTGTCAAATGGCAAATCTGTAAAATCATTGATTTGATCAGGCTTAATGACCAATGGTCTACCATCGCATAAGGTAGTCTCCAACTCTCGAATGTCACTGAAGAGCGTTATTGGATTGTTATTATCAAACCAAAGCATCTTTGACCCACAGCATGCATCTAATACAAGTAAGCCTGTTTTCTCTGCTGGCACTTTTTTCATTTTTACCTCATTACACCGCGCTTAGAGCAAAACTCGGCTCTGCACGTTGCCCAGTGGCGGTTTATTTCGGTGAAAGCGACCTCAGAGCTATTCAGCCATCTCGCTGCGGCTTCTCTGTAGCGTCCTTGACGCTCCGCTTCTGCTGCTTCTTCTGCCCAGGTTAGATACCACGATGATTCGATCATTCATCCTCCTGATATACGGTGTGGCAGTTGACACAAATGCTGTAGGTTTTGTCGTCTAGCTCAAGCTGGTAAAAGTCATCTTCGCTGGCGCAAATCTCACAACCGCCGATGCAAGAGATAGCCTTCCACTGATTGTCGAGGTTATAGATTTGTTGGGTTAATTCGCCATCGGTGACGATGTTTGATATTTCATGGTGTTGTTCGCTCATCACCACTCCTTAAGGCTGGTAAGTAGGGTCTGTATTGCAAATGGAATCGCAGTGGTCGCAATGTTTGTGCATTGTGTCGTTGCAGTAGCACCAATCACCACTGCCATTGCAGGTGTGAGAATCAAAAATCTCATCCGTTCCCCAATCCACGGTTCGACAAACGCTGCATGTGAGCATTGCGGATAGGTAGCTTTTAGGGCGATTATCTTCGTCGATGTATTGGTAATCATGTTCGGTTTCTTCGTTGCAGTTGCTACAGTGACATTTCATTGCTCAGCCTCTGCTTGTGCTGCTTGTGCTGCTTGTTCTGGTGTCATTGGCATAAAGTGCGGGTGTCTCTTGCCTTCTTCGTCAACAACCTCAAGCTCATGAATTTGAAATAGCCCGCCTAGTGTCCAATCACAGCCTGTTTCTTTGTTGTTAAAACGGCCAATGCAAGAAAAGCCGAGATAACGGCCCGCTTCTTGTCGGTCTAGGCCTGAGGCTTCCATTAGCTGCCTGAGTGACTGCAAGGTTTTGCATTTGGGGCATTGGAAGGTGACATCGATGAAATCTTTGTGCCCTTGCGCTTTAAAGCGAGCCTGAAACTCTTCAACTGTTAGGGTGACTATTGGCATGGTTGATCCTCAAATTTGGCTGATGGTACGGTTTGGTCTACGGGTTCTAAGCACTGGCGGCATCGAAACACCGTTGTGGCGTTTTTGTGGTCGCTATCGGGATAGAAGGGGCGCTTTCCATCGTTTCTTACAGTTCTTGCTGGTGGCGTGTTCATTTCAACGGAAATCGCCTCGTTGCATCGAGTACATTCATCGCGAATGATGAAAGGGGTTCTAATCTCCATATCCTAGCCCTGCTGAAAGTTCTGGTGGTAAGTGCAATAGGTTGCGGCTACGTTCAGCACGTTTAAAGCTCTGAAACAGAAAAGCAGCGCGTTTTGCTTCTTGAAGTGAACCATATTTTTTAGCACTAAAGATTTTGCTCTGTTTTGAGCCATCTAGATTGCGCCAGGAAACGATCCATTGCGGATACTTTTTCCCTTTGTAAGTTGTATAGCCTTTATAACAAGCAACGCCACGTCCTTTGACCGCTTGGAGTGCGCCCTTAGTTATTAAACTCCACCTTTCGGCTCCCCATTCACTTATACCTCTACGCTGCTGCCACTGAAATGCGGAGTCTTGTGGCTTGAGATACTCATGGCTACCAAAGCTTTTAATCTGTTGCCCCCCATCGGCTAAAGGAACCGTTGCTTGATAGCGTACAACTTTGGTTTTACTGCCTGCGCGGGGCTTTAGTCTTATAATACCGTATTGCTTCATGACAATGTTATCCTGCTTAACTACCAGTTAAATATGTTAATAACTTAATAACTTAATAAGGTATTTCATTAGTATTTTGATAGCTCATTAACCGCGAGCAAGTTGGTCACGTAAGTTTGGCGGCGTCCCTTTGATGGTGAGCGTGTCGGTTTCTAGATCATAGAAAATGCGCTCACCAAGCAGAAGGCTATCAAAGCTGATGTTCAACCCGCCGCCCGCGCCTACATATTTGGTTAGCTTGCGAATTGTACCGGTATCGATGGGAAAGCTCTCTTGCAACTCGTAGCCTTGTTCTTGTGTGTAATCGAAGAACGTATGCCCATCGTTGTTTGGTGGAAGTTCGCCAGAAAGCTCTTTTAATTGGAGCTCTTCACCGTTTCGTTTTTGATCGCTGCAGTAGTCATAGACTTGTTTTTTGAACGACACTTTTTCATCACGCTCCAGTTTTGAATCACTGCAGAAATCCTCTACTGCTTGAAGCAGGACCGTGTTCTGCTGTTTGGTGTTTAACGTGACGCAAGCGGATAGGCAATCGAGAAAGAAATCACTCACCGCTCGACCTACACGGCCTTTGATGTAGGTGATGTATTTATCGTTCGCTTTGGTTTCAAAGTCGGTGAGATTGATTCGCGCTGCGATGGTGAGTTTTGAGAATTCAACGTGATCGGTGATGTTGATATCGAGCCCGTCATCGAGACGAATACTATTTTCTATCGGGAGTAAGGCAATAATCAGGTACTCAGTGGCTAAATGCGAGTATTCAACCAGGGCTAATACGCCAGTATCGGCAAACGGGTATTTGCTCAGTTCGTCTTTTAGTCGAGTCGCGGTCCAAGAAGAGAATTCGTAAAAGTTGATTTCTTTTAGGCGAAACTTTTCCAGTTGTTCTTGAAAGTCACTTTGGTAGTTAAATTCTGCAAAACCTTTGGGTTTGTCGCCATAGAATCGGTGCAAAGCAACAACAAGCGCTTCGCCGTTGGGAGAGTTGTTATCCAATGGCTCGGACCTTAAATTGAGTGCAAGCTCGTCCATTTCGTTTTTGTAGAGTAAGTGGGTAATGACGTTGTTAATGTGCATGCTCATGCTTTTCCCCTGAATAAAGGGGCGTCTAAACGCCCCAAAAAATACCGTTATAGATGTTTACTGAGAATTCGATTTATCGAGACTTCGATCTTTTTTTGCTCTCTAGGTGGTAACTCGCCGTTCTCGTAATACTCGATGAAGTTTGGGTGTTTGTGCCAACGGTCCCAAAAGGCTTGCTCCCTTTGTGCAAACAGCTTGCGACGTTTCCATGCAATGAACTTGCTGACAAAATTCAGTTCAGTTACGTCATTCACTTCGTCTCCATACTGACACTCTTGACGAATGGCTATCACAGCTTGCTTTTGGCCCGAGTCGAGGCGTTCCCATGCGTCAACAAAGCGCACGTAGTGGCCGCTAAACTGCTTTAAGTTGCCAGTAACAAAACCTTGCGTTAAGCCTTCACTGGTAGAGCCGCCACCATGCACTAGGCCTTTAATGACGCCCCATTCTGCGTGGGTGAGATTTTGAATCATGATACGCTCCTTAGCGATTGTAGCCGTTGTAATAGCCATACGTTCTGCAGAACGCATACCATTGCTGGTGGGGCAGGGTTGAGAGTGTTTTGCGTAAGTTTTCGTAGTTTGATAAACTTAAACGGTCCATTTGGGTGTCTCCAATTGGGTTGCGTGAAATAAAGCCTCGGAAATCGTTGGTAGCGGTCCGAGGCTTTTCTTTTTAAAGCGAGTGTTCTCGCTCTATTCTGCGAGCTTCTAGCAAGTCTTCAATTTGTCTACGCGCTTTACGTGCGGCTGCTTGTCGCTTGGAAGGTTTGCTATCGGCGTAATCTTTCTTGGGCTTTGGCCTGAAAAGATAGGGGTTGTAGGGGTCAGAGTAGTCATTATCCATTATGCAGACTCTTGTAGTTCTCCAATCTCTTTTAGGTATTCTGCGACATTGCGAATATCTAAGTCTTCTTCTGTGACCTGAGAGTTTTGCACCACGTTGACCTTGTAGAGCCAGCGCTGAGCAATCTTCTGAGCTGTTGGTGATGGCTTGAGTAACACTTTATTCGCAGTATCGGTCATTTCCTTATCCACGCCATCGCAGTAAGCAAACTTGCTAAATGACACTTTGTGGTCCGCACCGATGGCGGCTTGTCGCCAAATGCCGAGAGAATCGGTGTAAAGCAAGGTATAAGCTTTGCTGATTTTTTTCTGCCCTTCGATTTGGATGCTTAGCATGTTAGGCAGCATTAAGAGTGCTTCGCCTTTCTCTGCCCACACCGTGAGCATTTTAAACAGCGCTAACTCGTTAATGAGCTGATTGCGTTCTCTGCCTAACTCGATGGCGCGGCGCTCGATACGATGTTTCTCTTCCCTTAGCTCACTGGCTGCTTTTTCCAGGCTCTTGGCGCGAACTTGGTATTTTTCTGCCGATTCTTTATTGCGCTTTACTTGCGCCTTGGTGCGCTTATGGTCATCACGTCCTTTCGTTCTGGCACGGTTCAGCGCCTACATATTTCAGAACACGGCAAAATCTGCGCTAAGTATCCACAGAAAGCAAAAGAAGTTAAGACCGGCACACTCAACGCAATACACCAGAACGCGATTTGTTTCATTGAATCGACGGCAGAAGGTGTTGGTGGTGACTTCTACACAATGTGCATGCGAGCGATGGAGCAAGCAAAGAGTGGTGTTGAGCTGAGTAGGGAAGACTACCACTTTCATTTTTTCGCATGGTGGCAAGATCCCAAGTATCAATCGCGAGTGCCAATGAACGGCCTTATTGTGCCGAAAGCGATGCAGGAATACTTCTCGGGTGTTGAGAAGTCGATGGGGTGCAAGCTGACGGACGAGCAAAAGCAGTGGTACTTGGAGAAAGAAGCTATTCAGGGCGAGGAAATGAAACAAGAGTTTCCTTCCACGCCACTTGAAGCGTTCTTGACGTCCGGTCGGCGGGTATTTAATCCAGCTCATATCATGGCGGCGGAAGCAGATGTGCTTTCGCCGTTTTTAGTTTACGACTTAGAGCCAATCACCGGCAAGACGACTCGAGTTAACTCGATAGACAGTGACGACCCATTACGCATGCAGCGCAACGCGATGAACCTGTTGCTGATGTGGGAGATGTTCGACGAGGACGAAGAGTATGCAATTGGCGTCGATATTGCCGAAGGATTGGAGCACGGCGACCGCAGTAGCATCGATGTCGTGAAGAAATCCGACGGTGAGCAGGTGGCTCACTGGTTCGGCCACATCGATGCAGAGCTACTTGCGTACATCACGAAGCACATAGCTGAAATGTACGGCAATGCTTACGTAATGCCAGAGCGAAACAACCACGGTCACGCGTTCATCCAGAAGCTACGCGAAATCTATCCGACCAACTTGATCTATTCCGAGCAATACCTGGACCGAGACAACGACAATGAGACAGTCAAGCTTGGCTGGCTCACGACCAAACAATCCAAACCCATTCTAACCGAAGGCATGAAGTCGCTATTTAAAGGCGGCGTTTCTGGCATTCGTTGGATGGGGACCATTTCTGAATATCACAGCTACGTGTACGACAAAAAGGGCGCAATGAATGCCCAAGAAGGCTGCTATGACGACCAAGTGATGAGCCATATGCTGGCCCAGGAAGCCAGAGCACGTATGCCAGCGCGAGTGAAATCAGAAGACCTGAAACGAGATCCATCCAACAACCATTGGCAGACGAAATAATGAATGAACTTGCGAAACTTGATGATTTCATGATCCGCATCTTGTCGGATATTGACGGGCAACCCGACTGGCGCAGCGCTGCCAAGGTTGCCAACGCGTACTATGACGGCGACCAACTTAGCCCAAAAGTTCGAGAAAAACTGGAAGAACGAGGCCAGCCAACGACGGTTCATAACCTCATCGCCCCGACAATCGACGGTGTTTTGGGCATGGAAGCGAAGACGAGAACAGATCTACTTGTGTGCGCGGATGACCCAGATGAGCAAATGGAGCTGATGGCCGAAGCGGTTAATGCCGAGTTCTCAGACGCAGCGCGACTAGGACGACTCGATAAGGCGCGTTCAGAAGCTTACGCCTCGATGATTAAATCCGGTGTGGGTTTTGTGGAAGCGTATCGAAACCCGAATCCTTTTGGACCCAAGTACAAGATCAAACCAGTTCCTCGTGATGAGATGTTCTGGGACTGGTTTTCGACCGAAGGAGATTGGTCCGATTGTCGATGGGCGATGCGCATGCGCTGGATGGACATTGATGAGCTGGCAACGCTCGTTCCCGATAAAGCGAGTATTCTAGAGTACGCAAAAAAAGACTGGAAAGGGTTTATTGATGTAGAGAACCTTGAAGGACTCGACCCACATTTGACCAGTGCTCATCAAGCATTCAGCAATTGGTCTCGCGATCACTCTGAATATCTCTCACACAACCGCGAGCGTATCCGATTGCAAGTTGTGTATGTGCGCCATATCGAACGAAAGCCAGTAGTCGAAACGCAAGATGGACGAGTGGTTGAGTTCAACCAGAACGATTTACCTCAAGCTATGGCGATTGCAATGGGTAGGGCGACGGTAAGACAGGCTCAAGTGAGCCGAATTAAAGAAGAGTGGTATGCAGGCATGTACCACTTGATGAGCCGTGATTGCGACGCGCCTTTTGGTATGTTCCCGATTGTGCCGTTCTGGGGATTCCGCAAAGATTCCAGTGGCGAACCTTACGGTTTGATCGCCCGTGCGATACCGGCACAAGACGAGGTGAACTTCCGTCGCATCAAGTTGACCTGGTTACTGCAGGCCAAACGCGTTCTGATGGATGAAGACGCCACCAACATGAGCCAGCAACAAGTGCTTGAAGAGGTAGAGCGACCTGACGGTTTGATTAAACTCAACCCGAACCGGAAGAATCAGAAATCAATCGCTGACGTGTTCCAAGTGCAGCAAGACTTCAATATTGCCGCGCAGCAGTTCAACGTGATGCAAGACTCGATGAAGTTGATTCAAGATACGATGGGCGTGTATGGCGCGTTCTTGGGCCAAGAATCCAATGCGACCAGTGGTATCGCGATTGCAAACTTGGTGGAGCAAGGCGCAACCACACTTGCGGAAATCAACGACAACTATAACTTTGGTTCACAACTCCTTGGTGAATTGTTACTTGGCTACATCCTAGAAGATATGAAGCAGCAACAGAACAAGGCCATAGTGATTAATCGCGATGATAAGCGTAAGCGTAAGACGGTTGTGGTCAATGAAGTAGGTGAAGGTGGTCTGATTAACAATGATCTCACTCGTTTACGTGCCCATATTGCCCTTGCACCTATCCAACAAACTGCCGCTTACAAGTCACAGCTTGCAGAGCGAATGATGATGATCACCGCGCAGTTGCCGCCAGAGGTGCAAATCACGGTGATTGACCTGGTGCTCGAACTGACAGATGTGCCGAACAAGCAAGAGTTCATGGAGCGGGTACGCAGTGCGCTCAACATCCAGAAAGACCCAGAGGACATGACCGAAGAAGAGCAAGTGGCAGTCCAACAACAGCAGCAGCAACAACAAGCGCTGCAGCAGAAGCAGCTTGAATTGCAGATGCGCGAAATGGAAGCGAAGGTGCTTAAGCTGGAAAGCGAGGCTAAGAACATCATGGCTAAGGCGCAGCGTGAAGTGGGATTAACCGATAGCCAGCGTTATGACAATGCCAAGACTCAAGCAGAAACCAAGCGCATCATGCAAGAGATTGAAAGCTTGAATCTTGAGATGCAAGCGATGCAAGGGCAGATGCTACAAACTGTAGAATCAATGATCGACCAATTGTAATGACGTGTTGAATTCCTAACCATCTTGCGGTACATTTTCCAACAATACCAAAGCTGCCTCTCGGCGGCTTTTTTTATATCCAAACCCTGCCAACTGGCGGGGTTTTTTATTAGGTGATTGGAGTTGATATGCCGTTAAAAGAGCCTGAAAACTGGACCTACATCGAGATTGTCGGATTGGCTCTAATGGCTATCTGGGGAGGTTTTGTGACCTACATTCTCGATATCCGCAAGAACAGCCGTAAGTTTCGTTGGCTCGATGCCTTTATGCAGATCATTGTGTCCGGTTTTGCCGGTGCGTTGTGTGCGTTGGCAGCAATGTATTTTGAATGGCCGCAAGAATTAGCGGGATTTGCCTGTGGGATAAGTGGTTACGCAGGCTCAAGAATCCTCGCTGTATTTGAACGTCGTTTTATCACTACAATCTCTAATTAGTTAAGCAAACATGAATATGACCTCCTTCACTTGTTCTGAGAGTGTTGGAGGTTTTTTTGTATCCAAAGAACAGCATGTGTTTGCCTTACATTCTCCCGCATTTCGATTCAAAGAGTCGAAGTGGTAGGGCATGCCATGCTTACAATTCAAGAGAGCGCTATGTTTGATACCGTTTTTGAACGAGTCGTAATGCATGAGGGTGGTTATCAATGTGACCCGAAAGACCGTGGTAATTGGACAAGCGGTAAAGTTGGACAGGGTGAACTTAAAGGGACAAATCGCGGTATTGCGGCGATGACGTATCCGAACCTCGATATCAAAAACCTGACCGATGAGCAGATCAAGGCGATCTACTTTGAGGACTGGTGGTTAAAGCTAGGTATGGACCGATTTAGACCGGCGATGCAATACCAGTTGTTCGACGCAGCAGTACAGCACGGATGGGCTCGCGCTGTGAGAATGGTGCAACATGCTGTTGGCACGAGTGCAGACGGCATCATTGGCCCCCAAACGATGAAAGCAATCAAGGCGATGGAGATTAACGATCTCATCATGCGCTTTATCGCTTACCGAATCCGTTTCTATACCCGAATTTCTACGTTCAACGACTATGGCCGTGGCTGGATGAGCCGTGTTGCTGAATGCCTATTGTTTGCTACTCAAGACAACGACCTGTAAGGAAACTCACCATGAATAAGTTACTCACCATTTTAAAAAGTCGCAAAGTCATTAATGCGCTTATCACTTTAGTTACAGCGATTGCTCTCTCTTACGGCTATAACGTTTCCCCAGAGTTCAAAGCGGCAGTGGCTAGTGTCGCATGCGAAATTGTGGAGTGTACCGAGTAACTTATGAAAAGTGTTTTCCCCGTTATAGCGAGATTTGCCAATGCGATCATGGATGCGATTAACCGCAAACGGAAACAAGATGCTAGTGATGCTCCTGGTGAGCACATTGCTAATGGTGGTCGGGTGCAGCACAGTGAGAAATCCTTCTCCGACCTGGCCGACGAACCTAAACGTGATTGAGCTGAAAGACGGCGGTATCTGCTTGGATAAAGCCTCTGCAGAAAAACTCGCTGAGTTTAAAGCAGACTTAGAAGCCATTTAATACACCAATATCTAAACGGCGTAATAGATTATTAGCGTAACAAGCTAATAGTGTGTTGCGCTGTTTTTCTATCAGGGAAATAGCATGACAGAGAAAGAGCTTACTAGCGTATCAAAGGCACACATTGAAACGCTTATTGCTTCATTAGATTTTCGATTTGAGCGCATTGGTCATACAACAACGACTGTGTGTTACGCGTTTTTGCCCAATGGTTTTCGCGTTGGTCACGGTGGCAGTGCTTGCGTGAATCCTGCCAATTATGACTATGCCGAAGGATGCCAGTGGGCCAAAGAGAATGCGATTAAGAACGCGACCCAAAACCTTTGGATGCTTGAAGGGTACTTGCTGAAAGTCACCGGACAAACCAGTGAACGTTTAAGCATTGGCACTGCCAGTACAAAACCAGTGGAATCTGACGTACATGACGGATTCAAAGTATATCAAGGGAAAGCAATCATGCGCACTGCGTATGAAGTTCAAGAGGATGATGTGATTGTCCCGCTCAAACAGGCAGATACGGGCGGTCCTAGCCTTAGTGAGATTGCGATTTCAGGTGAACGTTATGCCTTTGCACATTTTGAGCCTGTTATGCCAGGAGACTTTATCTGCTATCTCGATGAACAAGATATCTATCACGTCCGCCGTAGCGTGATGGAGCAACGCAACTATTTATAACAACGTGCTATCTCCGCTGCTTGCCTCGCCTTCGGGTGGGGCTTTTTTGTATGCGCGGTTAAGCGCTTTTGCGAGAGCGCTTAACCGCACAGACAGCGATACGTCTAACTCAAGGAGCAAACATGACTATTAATCACGACGACGAAATTGAAGTCACTGGCAACGAAACACTGGAAGAACTTGAAGCGATGCTTGAAGCAATGGAAGCAGAGGACGGCGACGACGCCGTTTCGGACGATGAAGAGGTTGACGAACCCGACATTGACGACGTTCAAGGGACCGCCGAAGAAGGTTCAGAAGGCGATACGAACGCAGATTCGCCAGCTGCGGAACCGGAAACGCATCCAGAGGGCATTCTGGCGAAAGACCAAAAGCACATCATCCCTATGGAAGTGCTTGAACGTGAACGCCAAGAGAATGCCAAGCTACGCCAAGAAGTCGAAGAGCTGAAAGCGCAGTCGGCACAGTTTGACAAAGCGCAACGAACGATTGAAGTACGCAATAAGCAACTCGAAGAGCTTGGTGTGGCCCCAGCAGACTTGCCAGAAGACATCACGATCGACGCTGATAAGCTGGCCGCACTTCAAGAAGATTATCCCGAACTCGCGACTTACTTCATTGCGATGAATAACCGTATTGAAGCATTGGTAGCGAATGGCACGGTAGCGGCATCTGTTACGCAAGAAGCGCCTAAGGATAACGAAACAGAGCACCCAGCATCACCAGCCGTGAACGCAGAACTGACCTCAGCACTGCAATCTAACTCAGATTTGAACACTTGGATGAGTGAAGGTGGGGCGCGTTGGAGTGCAGCGCAGCAGATTGATGATCATTTAGCTTCCAGCCCTGAATGGGTAAACCGCAGTTACGCCGAGCGATTTGAAGAAGTCAGTAAGCGAGTACGACTAGCTTTTGGTGATGAGCCAAAACTTTCCGCAGATGATGCGAGAAAGGCCGCTCAAGATGCCGCGAACAAAGCGAAAGGCTCTCTTCCTGCTTCACCAAGCGAGCTTGGCAACACAAATCGTTCCGCGAATTCGGATCTGATGAACCGTGTTGAAAACGCCAGTGAAACCGAACTCTCTGCTCTCTTTGACAGCTTAACGCCTGCTCAAATTGAACAAGTGCTCGCGAACTCAGGCTACTAACACTCGTTTTGAAACCTTAAAAAGCCTCGGCAGAAATGTCGGGGCTTTTTTTATTGGAGTTAGAGTATGACTACCATTACTAAGGGCGTAACCTTACAAGAAACGGCGCTCTTTAAAGCAACATTACGCCATCGTTCGTTCACTAACATGTTGACCGAAGATGCACCGCAAAACGTCACCACGAACAAAAAGGGCAATGAGCAAACATCGCCTCATGCGCCGATTGTTCGTTGTAAAGATCTCGCAAGCTCCGCCGGTGATAAGGTGGAAATGCAGATTGTTCATGGCTTGACCAAAAAGCCGACGATGGGCGACCGTCGTATCGCTGGCCGTGGTGAAAGCCTTGAGTTTGCAGACTTCGACCTGAAAATCGACCAAGGCCGTCACCAGGTCGATTCGGGCGGTAAGATGTCGCAGCAGCGCACTCGCCACCAACTACGTAAACTCGCTCGTACTTTGATGCCTGATTACGTGAACACGCTTCAAGATCAAATTACAACGGTTCATTTAGCCGGTGCGCGTGGCGACTACGCAACGAACGATATTATTGTTCCGCTAGAAAACGATCATGAGTTTGGTGAAATCATGGTGAACGACGTTCTTCCACCGACCTATGATCGCCATTTCTTCGGCGGTGATGCAACATCATTCGAAGGTCTAGACGCGGCAGATATCTTCTCCATTGAAACGCTCGATAACATCGGTTTGTTCCTAGAAGAAATGCCACATCCACTACAGCCAATTCGCTTTAACGACGACAAGATGGCGGGTGATGAACCGTTTTACCTGTTGAACGTAACGCCGCGTCAGTGGAACGACTTCTACACCTCAACTTCCGGTAAAGATTGGCAGAACCTCACCGCCAATGCGATCTCGCGTTCTCGCAACTTCAACCATCCAGTATTCCGTGGTGATTGTGCGATGCGTGGCAACATCTTGGTGCGTAAGTACAAAGGTATGCCTATTCGCTTCAATACGAGCTCTACCGTCAATGTGTCAAACAACGACAAAGCTGCAACTGTACGTCAAGTGACGGCTGGTACGACGATTGACCGTGCGATGCTGCTTGGTGGTCAGGCGCTCGCTTACGCTTGGGGTAAAACTCAAGGTGGTCAAGAGTTCCGTTACCACGAAGAACAAGTGGACGCTGGCAACCGTACCGAAGTGACCGTGTACTGGATGAACGGCTCGAAGAAAATCCGCTTTAAGGATAAGACTGGTCGAGTCAATGACCACGGCGTGATCGCACTTGATACTGCGGTTAAATTGTAATTTGAGTGGAGTGAGCAGATATGGCTATCCAACAAAGTGAATCGTTCAAAAACCGTGTGTACGTGGGTGCGCACGGTAACTTGTCGCTTGAAGAAGGCAAGTTAACGGCGGCGGCAACGCCAATTAATGATGTGTTCGAAGTGCTAGAGCTGCCTATCGGTTTGAAACTGACTGGCGTTCGCCTAGTGACTGCAGGCATGGGCGCGGGTGTGACCGTCGATGTGAAGGTTAATGAAACCTCGCTATTAGCGGCAGAATCGGTAGCGAACAAAACAGCTAAGCATATTCCGTTTGCGCCGGTGTATCTCAAAGAGAAAGGCATTTTAACTGTGACCATCAAAGGCGCTGAAGCGACAGGTGAGCTCATGGTCATGCCTGAATACGTCAACGTTGGCTACTAAGCCAACTGTCAAGAAATAAGGGGGCGTCTAGACGCCCCCTTTCTTTTTTGGAGTTTCCCATGAGTAAAGTTTCAATTGTTTACATCGGCCCAAAGCCAAAGAAAAAAGACACGGTGACAGGTTCACGATTGGTGTTCCCACGACACACTCCTGTGTTGGTTGATGAAGATATCGCGTATCAGTTGCTCGATTTCCCCTCTGTGTGGATCACTCAGGGTGAGTTGGATAATCATCTGAAAATTGTTGATGAACGTGAGCAGGCCGAAGCTCGTAAGCTGCAAGCGAAAGAAGAAGCGGAAAGAGCAGAGCAGCTTGAAGCGTCTATGGTGGTTACGCTCAATAGCGAAGAAATTGACCTCGCTAAGCTGAACTCAGCCAAGCTAAAAACGTTGATTGCCGCTAATGAACTCGATATTGCACCGAAATCTGCCCAAGAAGATGTTGATAATTTCCGTCTTCGCGTTCGTGACCATATTCGTGGTCTAGAAGCACAAGGTGAAGAGGCTTAACGATGGAAACTGTCTCAGTCGATTTGTTTGTGCCTAAGCTTCGCCAGCTCGTTAACGTGGCATTGCCGCCATTAATGCACTCAGCGTTGGCTCAAGCTGCGCAAGAGTTTTGCCGAGAAAGCGGTTTGGTTCGCTATACACGTACATTTGATAATGTATCAGCAGGTGATGTCATTGCAGTGGTCGGAAGTTCAGATCTAAACAGCGGCTCAGGCAGCTATCTAGCCAGTCATGTTATTAGCGTGACCGATTCAGAACACGCGGCGCTAATTAAAGGCGTCAACTACCGTCAAATGAGCCGCGATGTTCTGTCATTTATCACCGCGCATCCCTTCGTAGAGATTCACTGCAGTATTGAGCCAGGAATCCACACCCAAACGCTACCCAAACTTTTGCTCGATGAGTATGCCCAAGCCATTTGCTTTGGTGCGGCTCATCTATTGTTGCTACAGCCTGATAGTGACTGGCATAACCCTTCGTTGGCGGGTGAGTACCGTCAATGGTTTGTTGAAGCTATGCGTAGCGCAAAGCGTTTCGCCCTTGAATCAGGCGAGCCACAACCTTTCTCTAACCCTATTCGTAAACGGGAGTTCTTCTAATGTCTGTGACTGTAAAGAATATAATCGATCGTGTTTCGCGTGATCTGATTGATGTACGAAACGTGCGTTGGTCGCGTCCAGAACTGATGGACTTCTTAAATGATGCAATTGCAGCCATTGTGATTCGTCGTCCCGATTTGAGTCGTGCGACTGCCATCGTCTCAGCGGCAAGTAATACCGTTGCTTTGCCTGCTGATGCTTACCAAATCCTAGCGGTAAACCACATCAACAACTTGGCCGCTCAGTTTGTGAATATCAATAAATTGAATCAGCTTTATCCAGAATGGCGAACAACAACGGGTGCACCGGTGTGTTGGACCCGAAATGAGTTGGATGAAACGACACTGTTTTTATATCCAGCCCCACAAGAAGCGGTCAATGTAGAAGTCGTCTATTCGCGGACGCTTAAAGTGGCCAATGAAGAAAACAGTTTTCCTCTTTCTGATATCTATCATGGTGTGGTTGCCGATTTCATGATGTATCGCGCATACAATAAAGATTCTCAAAATCCTGCCGAGGGCCAAAAAGCACAGCTTCACTTGCAAGCTTTTGCAACCGCTCTAGGAGATAAGACGTCCTCCGATAATGCCAAAGCACAAATGATCAACATGAGTGAAGGGGCGCGATAATGAGCCAGGAACTAGTTAACAGTGTGAATAAGCTGACGGATGAAACGTCAGCCTTGCTGCAAGAGTATGTTAAGGGAAATACGGTACTACAAAATAGCGCCAGTGAAGCCGCTAGTTCAGCCGCTGCAGCGAAAGTTTCCGAAGGTATCACCATCGACAAAGCCAATGTTGCAACGCAAAAAGCGGCAGAAGCAAAGCAGTTTAGAGACGAAACAGCAGCCGTAGCAACTGGCGGAACGGCAACATTGGATCCCACGCCTGGTAAAATCCCCCTAGCAGACTCACAAGGCAAAATCGATGCAGGCTGGTTAGGTTGGGATAATGCCTCAATTGCCATCGTCCTGCTATCGGGCGGCAGACTTGAGCTCATTAAAGATGTCTTCGGTAACGCCCATCTTTTTGGCATCATCCCCATTCAAGCGTACGAGCAACAGGGCATTCCGGGCTGTCCGTTTACAGGCATCATTGATGCATTTCGAAAAGCTGATGGTACGTATCTATCAGAGAAGCGAATCGCCATACATAAGTCTGTGAATGTCGGCGGGAAAACGGTTTCTCAAGCTGGGAAAGCGCCTTACGTCAGTTTGAATTTTGATGAGTTTAAAACCAAAGCCGCAGAGCTTGGAGCTGGATTTCGCTTGCTTGACATCTTCGACAACGCGCTTGTTAACTGGATTATCCTCGGCATCATTGCACGCGGCGGCCAAGCGCCCAGAGGCAATACGGAGTGGGGGCGTGCGCATAATGCGATCCATGAAATTGGTGCACGCGTGGATGGGCAAGTATCAAATACACGCAGCGGAAACGGCGCGACGCTGACGGGCTCAGGCCCACATAGCTGGAACCACGACGGCACAGCGCATGGATTTAGCGACTGGGTTGGCAACGTTTGGGAATGGGTGGACGGGCTAAAAATGTCCGGTGGCGAGCTCGTTGTCGCAGAATACAGCGGGCAGCCGGAGTCTGAGTGGCTCAGAACAGGCCGCTACATTAACGCTGGTCACGTTTTCTCAATGACCGCCCCGCCAAGCCCCGTAGCATCAAGCGCACGATGGGGCAGCTTTGGTAAAACCAGCGACTATGTTGGCCATGAATTACTACAGCGGCTAATGATAGAGCCGATCGACTGCACCAAAGTGCTAAACGGCAACTTCTGGTACAACACGGACGGAGAGCGCTCCCCGATCGCGCGCGCCGACTGGAGCAATGGTGCCGGCGCGGGCCCTGTAGCGTTGAACCTCCACAATCCGCGCTCGCATCGCATCAGCCTCATTGGGGGCCGTCTCGCTTTCGGGTCTTGAGACTTGATCTTTTGTGTCTTGCCTGTCCGCGCGAGAGCGCGGGCTCTTTTTAACGATAAGAATAAATGAATAACGAGCTAACAATTCAAACGAAAGTACGCGACATGATGGCGTACTCATTTATCGCGCTTAAGCAATTTCCCAAGAGCGAGCGCTTTGTGCTTGCAGCAGAGATACGTCAGAGTATCTACAAAATACTTAAGCTCACTGTGATCGCCTCAAAGCGATACCATAAAAAGACCACCGTGCAAGATCTCGATGTCGAACTGGCAACACTAAGAAGCATGGTAAGGGTGTCGCTCGATTTGAAATACATCGACATGAAGAAGTATGAAAACTGGCAGCGACATCTAGCTGAAATCGGCAAAATGGTTGGCGGCTGGTTGAAGTCACTCAACCAATCCGCATCTCTTTAACAAAGGCTATGACATCGCTCGCTCCCCGATCGCGCGCGCCAACTGGAACAATGGAGCCGACGCGGGCCCTGTAGCGTTGAACCTCAACAATCCGCGCTCGAATCGCAACAGCAACATTGGGGGCCGTCTCGCTTCCCTTCAATACGCCAGAAGTTGCGCTGCTATGGCAGCGCTTCCAGTGCAGAAAGAAAGGATGTCATGGCCGCTGGCAGGAGGCCGAAACAAAAGCAAACCAGCGGAGCGATCCGCTGGTCACTATCGAGTATCAAGATGTACGATAAAATAATCAGCTTCGAGAATCTCTATCAAGCAGCGAATGAAGCAGCGCGAAATAAGCGCTATCGCGTACCAATCATGCGCTACTTCAACAACCTAGAAGAGAACCTTATCAATACGCACAATCATCTTGTCTGGGGTAGTTACGAACCACAACCGCACCGGCAGTTTTTTGTGTACGAACCGAAAAAGCGCCTGATATCCGCGCCACCATTTGATGATAGGGTGGTTCATCACGCAATTCATCGCATCATTGAGCCCGTCATCGATAAGCGCTTTATTTTTGATAGCTACGCATGCCGAACCGGCAAGGGCACACACCAAGGCGCAGATAGAGCTCAAAAATTCATTCGCATCGTCAAGCGCAATCACGGTCGCGTTTACGCACTTAAAGCAGACATTGCAAAGTATTTCAACAGCGTTAATCACGCATCACTAAAGCGCATCATTCGCTCACACCTGAGCTGCAAAAGAACCATCGCACTACTCAATCTCATCATTGATGAAGCAGAAGTAGAAACGCCAGGTGCCGGAATCCCGATCGGCAACCTTACCAGCCAGCTTTTTGCCAACCTATATCTCAATGAGCTCGATCAGTTTGTTAAGCACGAGCTGAGAGAAAAGCATTACATCAGATACATGGATGACTTTGTGATACTGCATCACGACAAGCGGCATTTGCACGAGCTTAGGGCAAGAATTGAAGAGTGGCTTTGGCTTAACTTACAGCTCAAAACCAACAGCAAGACGCAGGTTTTTCCCATTTCCGCCTCAAACGGGCGCGCACTAGACTTTCTTGGCTACCGCATTCATGCAACACACAAGCTGCTGAGAAAGTGCACAGCAAAGCGATTTAAGCACAAAGTCAAAAAGCTACGCAGGCGCTATAGCGAAGGCAAAGCGTCGCTGCAAGAAATCCAATCAGTTATAGCCAGCTACAACGGCTGCATACAGTACGCCAAAGCCACCGCGCTTTTTAGATCAACACTTAATGAGCCATTTGTGAGAGCAAGTCATGACTAGTCAAAAACAAGAGTTTTCTTTCTACTTCAATTTTCAGCGCATCACTAATTGCGACCCTGATTACCTAAAAGAGCTTTACAAAGACGAGCCCAACAGTGATGAAATCATTGAGGGAATATTAAGGGACAAAGTAGCGTGGGACCTGCGAGACTCCAGCACTCAAATTTAACCCCAACTCATCAAGAGACAACTGACCATATTTCCTTATAGGGCGTGAAGATGCGCATTGAAATCTCCACAATGAAAGGCGAAGTTCCTCGCCTAGAACCTCATTTACTTCCCAACGAAACCGCGACCTACGCGAAAGATTGTACGTTTGAGCGTGGCATCATTGCTCCGCTCTACGCCGACTTAAACGGACCAACTTTACCCATTGCGAATACCCAAACCTTGTTTTTTTATGCGCATACGCATTGGTTTACTTTTGATAAGCCAGTGAATGTGATCGCTAATCCTATGGCACAAGATCCCTATCAGCGTGTGTATTGGACAGGTCAAGATAAACCGAAGCTAACGGCACAAGATATCGCGACAAGTGATGGTGTGATGCCCGCATCTTGGTATGACCTCGGTGTTCCAAGGCCGTCTAGTAAGCCGGTGATCGCTAATGTCGATGGTTCGACGGGAGAAGAGCCACCAGAAGGCGAACTGCCCGCCTATGACGATGAAGATAGACTTTACATTCAAACCTATGTAACGCGCTTTGGTGAAGAAGGTGCACCAGGTGAGGCCAGTGAACCGACGCTTATTGAAAAGCCTGGTTCGACTGTGACCGTGACACTGGCTACACCAGGCCAAAATACTCACAACATTACACACACAAGGTTGTATCGTTCGGTCACATCGAGTGGTGAGGGGGATTATTTGTTGGTGGCTGAACTGCCAATCAGCCAAACAGAATACATAGACTCGGCACGAAATATAAATGGACCATCCTTAGATACTTGGGATTATGACCTCCCTGATGTATCGATGCAGGGCTTGTGCTCAATGGCCAACGGCATATGTGCTGGATTCTCTGGTAATGAAGTGATGTTTTCTGAGGCGTATTTACCCTATGCCTGGAACAAAGCAAATCGTGGGACGACGGATGATGATGTTGTTGCGATTGCGCCAATCGAAACATCGCTTGTTGTCGCGACCAAGGGAAAACCGTATCTGTTTTCTGGTGTGACACCAGAAATGATCACTGGTATGCGTTTAAACGTTGAGCAAGCGTGTGTTTCTGCACAATCGCTCGTTGTGATCAACGGCATGGCATTGTACGCGTCACCCGATGGTTTGGTTGCTATCTCGGCATCGAGCGCAGCCGTGGTTACAGACGGCATTATTGACCGAGAAAGTTGGCAGAGCTTCAAGCCTGAAACCATCAAAGCATGGGCCAGTGAAGGACAATATATCGCTCAATATGAGGGCGGTGCGTTTATCTTTGACCCTGGCTCACAAAGCTTTACGCGACTCACTAATACCTGGGATGCCGCGTACAACTACTTACAAAAAGATACGCTGTTTATCGTTCAGGGAACGTCACTAAAGGAGTGGCGGCGCGGTCAAACATTGGTCCCTATGACTTGGCAAACTAAGCAGTTTATTGTGCCTCAGAATGCCTTTTTGACCTGTGCTCGTATCCAAGCAGAATCGCCAGAGCAATTAAAGGTGACATTCATCGTCGATGGTGAGGTGTTTTACTCGCTTGAGGTTGGCGAGTTGTCGAATGACCCACTCAGATTACCTGCTGTTCGGGGCCAAAAATGGCAAGTTCGTTTGGAAGGCCCAAGTAAAGTTGAACGCATTATTCTTGGTGATTCTCTGTCGGAGTTGTACTAATGGCAAAGAAATCTCCTTTCAGAGCGGGCCGTTCTCTCGATGCATTGTATGAAAACGTCGAAATACTCACAGGTCAACGAGGCAATGGTCAGTATAAGGCTGTTACCGAAAAAGACGTCGCCAGCATCAAGGGCACCATCAATAAAGTCATCGTTGGTTCTGGTGGAAGTAACGGGGGGAATGACATTGTTGAAGCCCCGCATGCGCCGGTGAATGTTGAAGCGTTTGGTGGGTTTTCTGCCATTCTGGTTCAATGGGATATTCCGACTTTTAAAGGTTATGCACATGCTGAGGTTTGGCGAGCACCGGACAATAATTTTTCTCATGCTGTTCACATAGCCACTACGCCAGCGAATGTATTTTCTGATGTAGTGAGTACAGGGAGCACTTTTTATTATTGGGTGCGTTTTGTTAATAAAAACAACATTGCTGGTCCTTACAACGACGTTAATGGTGTTTTGGCTCAAACCTCGCCAGACATTGGTGAAATCATTGATGAACTTGCCGAGCAACTGAGAACATCTGAGCTGGTTCAAGAGCTTCAAAGTGGAATAGACACGAAAGCGACCAAGCAAGAGCTAGAGAATGCGCAAAACATCCTCTCTCAAGCCGATGAAGCATTGCAAGCGGGCATTGACCAGACCAAGCAAGAGCTGGCGGATGCAAAGTCAACACTTGAGCAGGCCGATGCGACTCTTACTCAGGCGTTGGCGGGCACGAACACTGCCTTGGAAGAAGCCAAGAGCGCGTTGACACAAGCGGATGTGGATTTGGACTTAGCGCTAAACAACGCGAAAGAGGTAATTGATGGTGAGTTAGCGCGAATCGAAGCCGGTTATCAATCTGCAGATGCCAGTGCTTATGCAAACATTAAACAATTGGAGAAGGTACTTGCTGACACAAGTAAAGTGCTGGCAATGCAAGTTTCACAGCTCAACGCCGCCTACGCGACTCAAAACGCCGCGCAAGATGCAGAAACCGCCGCTCAAATCACCGAAGCGAAGCGGGTGTTGGCCGATGCCGATCAAGCCTTAGCAGAAATCGTCGCGGGACTAGAGGCGTCGATGAATGTGAATGATGAAGAACTGAACGCTAAAATCAGTACGCTAGAGCAGACAGTAGTTAATGTTGAGGGGGCGCTTTCTCAACGGATGACTGACATCGATGCGGCCTATAAGTCAGCGGATGTAGAGACTAATGCGAATTTGTCGAGCTTGGAGCAGACTGTTGCTGACAATAATCAAGCGATGAGTCAGAGAGTCGATTCTATTGACAGCGCTTTTAAAGCTGCCGACGCTGAGACAAACGCTTCATTAACATCATTAAGCCAAACTGTCGCAGATTCAAATCAGGCCATGAGTCAAAGAGTGGATGGCTTGGAGTCTGACTACAAAGCGGCGGACAGTGAAGCAAACTCTAAAATAAGCAATTTGGAACAGACGGTTGCTGATAGTAATGGGGCTTTCGCGCAGCAAATAGGGAGCCTAGACGCCGCATATAAAAGCGCTGACGCCGCTTTGTCTGGCAGTATCAACACGCTTGAGCAGGTTGTGATTGACGAAACGCAAGCGTTAGCACAGCAAATCAATAAGGTTGAATCTGACTATTTGGCTGCAGATAGCCAAACCAACGCTTCAATCGATTCTCTATCTCAAACGGTTGCTGATGGCAATAAAGCGCTGGCAGAGCAAATCAGTAGTCTAGATTCTGCCTATAAAACAGCGGATGCCGAAACGAATGCAACGGTCACAGCATTGACTAAAACCGTCTCTGATGGTGATGGCGCACTGAGCGAAAGAATTGATTCTCTCGATGCCGCATACAAAGAGGCAGACAATACGACCAATGCTAACCTCAGCAATCTAGAAAAAACCGTTGCCGATGCGAATGGCGCACTCGCGGAGCAAATCAGCAAACTTGACGCCGCATATAAGGCTGCAGATGTGGCGACCAATGCCGCTCTAGCAGAACTTGACCAGGTAACAAGCAGTGCCGATGAAGCACTAGCCCAACAAATTACCGATATGGGCGCAACGGTGGCCGAGGGCGATCTGAAAAACAGCGCCTTGCTTCATGCACTTAGTCAAACGGTGGCCAATGCAGCAAAGGTGATGGCGATGCAGATTCAGCAACTCAACGCCGCCTATGGAGCCGTGAGTGAAGGTGAAACGGCAGTTAGCGATGCCAAGTTTACTGAAACTCGCAAAGCGCTCGCTGATGCTGAGCAATCATTGGTTGAGCAAATTACACATTTAGAGTCAACGTTCAGTTCTGAGCTAGGACAAACCAATGCTGCATTGACGTCATTGCAACAGACGGTTTCTGACAATAACTCTTCAATGAGCCAGCGTGTTGATACGGTGGAAGCTAAGGCGGAATCTGCAGATAAAAAAGGCGATGATGCCAAAGCTGCAGCACAAACTAACTCGCAGGCGATTGCGACGCTTAATCAAGATGGTAGCACTGCGTTTCAAGCACTTTGGTCAACTAAAGCTCAAGCGGGAGATATTACTGCCGGTATCGGTATTGTCGCGAAATCCGACGGTACTAGCCAGGTGGCGGTGAGCGCGAGTCAGTTCTTTGTGTATGATCCGAACAAGCCTGGCACACTTACACCAACGTTCGTGATTGATAACGGCAGTGTCACTATACCAACAGCCTTAATCGAGAAAGCGACGATTCAAATTCTCAATGCACAAACTATTGTTGCAGATAGCGTGAAGGTTGGGATTGAAATAACCTCGCCATCGATCGAGGGTGGTGAGTTTCGAGGTGGTGATGCGGGGTTTGGGCTTGGTGGAAGTTATAGTGGTTATTACACCTTCATAGAGAAAGACGGCACCATAAAAACAAGCCGCTTGCAGCTAAAATCATCAACTGAAGGAAATCGGTTAGAGATCGACAGTGACGTTATAAAAGTGTACGAGGGCGGCATGATAAGAGTAAAAATCGGGAATTTGAGCAAATGAGTTTTGGGGCTGTTCTCTACTTTGATGGATATCCTGAAATAGATATCTCTAATTGGAAGCCCTTTATTACAATGGGCTCCTATTTTATGTCGTACTCTTCGACCTATAAACCAGAGCCGCCAGGTCACGGAGAAGTTGTAGGCGAGTTTCAATACCCTGTGAATGTGCCCGAAGAGGCAAGTGTTTATGTTAGCGGCAATGCGGTGTGGTTCGGTGGTCGAACTTGGTATTCTGGTAAGAATGGTCGAGTTCTGCCAAATGCTGACAACCGGAAGGCGTCGGTAGGCTTTTATCCTTTCAGTGCGGAAGGACCAGACTATCTATACGGAAATTGTTTATCGGGGGTTGTTTATACTGCCGTTGCTGATTTGACGAATGTAGTAAGTAGCGCTTCATTTGGTTTTACCTTTACTGATCAAGCCGGTATGGATGCTGCGTTTAACAACCTCGTTCCACCTCTCTCTGTAATGAGCCGACGTGTAATTGATGTGTCCGCAACCGACAGTGTAGTTGAATACGATTTGCCCGAGTTCAATAAGGATGTACGAGGCGCACAAGAGCTCGTTGTTTACGTAGGAACGGTTGACAATGCGATAGGGGTGTACGCACAGCTTGTGCCTAAAGGTTATGTAAACCGAAAAGGTTTTGAAACGGGAGCTATATTGAGGTGTTCCTTTTTCCCTGCTAACAGCGCTCATGCAAGTGTTATGAACTACAACTCATCTACAGCCGGTGTTGCAGGTAAGCTACTCATTTTGATTGCGGGAAAACCGACAACAACGCCAGCAGGCTACGGTATTGCTATCTATAACCCGATTGAGAAACTCACTTTTGCACCGAACTGTGTCCCTGTCATGCCCAAAGCGATTGCGTATAACAAAGCGTTTTCTGGTCCCAACGTGTTTGTCTCAAGCATGTTGGGTTCTCCTGACCCTCTGACCGGCAATCTCTTGAGCGAAGATACAATTCTTTTTCCTGCAGGAATGAATGGAAAGAAAGGGCTCTCATATAAGAATGGTAGAGATAGAATTTGGTACGAAGGCTATGCAGTTACTTGGATAAATCAGGGGTATGTCAAAACTGCGTTATTGTGGTTGGACACGTCGAACGTATATAGCGAAAATGGTCAAGTGCAGTGGGTTGTTTATACCAATGAATGGTCTTCTTATCTTACCCGTAGAGACCCGATCCCACTCGTTAGAGCAAATGATTATTTTTTAAACATATAAGAGCTAGGAATACAGAATGAAAAGAATGCTTTGGTTACTACCATTTCTTTCCACATTTGCAGTACAGGGCGCTGAATACTCTATTGGTCTTTCAGGTATGGGCGGTGAAATTGATACTATGGCCGTAACCTTTGGTGCACGAGCATCTTTTGATTACGGTATCAACTTTGACACTATCGTGAACGTCACTAATCGAACCGATAAAATCAGAACGGGAATGGTTGATGAAATTACTGACTATGGCCATTTGAATATAATGCTAATGCCTTCTTATCGCTTTGAGCCTTTTGAACGAGTGGATTTTATTGTCAGGGCAGGGGCGGCGTTTAGTTTTAATAAATATGATTATCGCGAGAATGTTTATAACTCGTCAGGTAGCCTGGTTGATGTTCGTAACAAGCGCCAAGAAAATAACGCTAGACTTGGCTTCGCTTATGGTGCTGCCTTGCAATACCACATCTACAAAGAGGAAGACCTTAACGTGTCTTTGGGGTTATCTTATGACGTAACGGACTTCGGTGAAGTCGATGACATTGATTTTGGTAGTGGATCTTTAATTGGTGGCTACGTCAGTGTTGGATTCTGAAAATTGCCGTATCAGTTGTCAGCCATATAGTAAATGGAGGGATAAACTCCTCCCAATAATACAGAAAACAGCCGAGAATAATCGGCATCCGTTCGCAGAGAACGTCGATCGCGCCTTACTTAATAGTAAGGCGTTTTTGTTTCTATCTGAGGATGGTTTTGTTGCATTAAAACCATTCGACGGTGACAAGGTTTGTGTACTGTTTGCTTACTCATTTACTCAAGGCGCAACGATGAAGTATCAACCAGAAATTGAGGCTTTGAGTCGAAAAATTGGGGCAAAGTCGATTGTCTTTCACACCGCTCTGGAAGGTGCATTTATCGAGCTTTGCAAACGGCTTGGGTATAGAAAAACGTCACAGCAAGAACATATTAGTACCTGGGTGAAGGAGATTGGTTAAATGGGTGGTAGTAAAGACAACGAGCGAAAAGAAACTGCTGCAGAAATTGCAGCCTCTCAAGTTGCGGTCAAAGAATGGAATCTTTACAACAGTGAGTTGAAGCAATTTGAAGATTCATTCATTCAGCGTGTCAACAACTTCAATACTGATTCCAACATGGCCGATGTAAAGCAGGCCGCAGATTTGAGTTATAACCGTGAATATGGAAAAGCGAGAGACGCGACCGCGACGCAATTGGCGGCTTCGGGCGTTGACCCGAGTTCTAGTAAATTCAAAGCAAAGCTTAGCGATCTAGCCAGTGATCAAGCGATTGCCCAGGGAGATACAGTTAACCGCGCCCAAGTAAACGAACAAGATAAGTATGTGGTAGGAAAACAAGACGTTGTGGCGATAGGAATGGGGCAAAAAGCAGAAGGTTTAGCGGGGCTTGAAGATACCGCTCGGCTGTCAGCGCAAAAAGCCTCAAACGACGCGTATAACGACTTTAACCGTCGTTCTTCCAACGCTCAAGCGGCGGGTACTTTAGCCGGTATTGGAGCAAGCATGTATATGAATCAACCGAAAGCAACGCCAAACACAAGCTTTGTATCTAGCAACACTAAATCTGTCCAAGGTCATGCAGGCTTGGATAAAGATTGGGTACTGAACAGGGGTTAAGACGATGGATGCACCACAAAATGGCAGTTTACCTACAGGCGCGAATGTTAGTCCAAGAACAATCTCGCTCAGTGGCAGCGCTGCGGGGAACTACGCAGCGATAACGAACGCGATGTATGAAGATTGGTTAGAACGTTTTTATCCTCAGCAAAAGGAACTTTTGGAACAAACACAAAATGGGGAGCTACTAACTCAACAGCTAGGCCGAGTAGACGAAAACTTTGCGAGTGCGCAAAAGAGTGCAAGCTTAGCCAATGTGAACCAAATGGCACGGTTTGGTGTGCAATCACAAGCTGATCAAAATGAACAAGCGCAAATGTCACTTGCAAAAGTTACGACGAAAAACAGCTTGAGAGAAAACGAGAAGGATCGCGCTATGAGCGTCTTGAGCGGCGGTGGTCGTGGGAAGTTGTCACAGTTAAATGTGGGGTAAATGATGAGTTACAGTTTATTAAGCCTTGGTGCTGACACTCGAAAGCGAGCATTAGCTGGTCTTAAAGAATCTGCAGCGCGTGAAGAAGAGCGTGAGCAGGTAAACAAAAATATCGAGCAAGCTGAAAAGCAACAAACCTTGTCGGCTGTAGGCACAGGTGCAGCAATAGGGACATATGTTATGCCAGGATGGGGGACGGCTATCGGTGCTGGTGTGGGCTATATCGTTGGGGAGCTATTCTAATGGGACTTGATACGCGTGGGTTTATGGATGGGGCGTTACAGGGTTACGAGGTGTCTGAGCGTCACTATCAACGTAAACGAGATAATGAACGCCGTGATATGCTTGATGAGCGTGAAAACACACGTTATCAGCAGCAACAAACACGGCTTTCCCAAATCGATGCAAAGAACGACGAGCGATATAATCAAGAGATTGCTTATCGTGACGAGCAAGCTAAAAAAGAAGAACAGCGATATCAAGATCGCTTAAAAACCGAAGCAAGTGAACGCACGAAAAGAGATAAGTTACTGGATGTGCAAATTTCTGCTCAACAGTCCAACCAAGCGCTTCACGATTTTGAGTTAAAACAAAAGCAAAAACTGACCTATTTGCAAGACAACCTCCCTTTAATTCAATCTAGTCTGAAAAACTACATGGAGACGGGCGAAGTCGATCCCATGTTTGACCATGAGTACCTGAAAGGCAGCGCGTATGACCCAAGGCGCTACACGCCGCGAGTTGTCCAAGCTGCATTTGATATTGAGTCGACAATGCCGAAAGTCTTAGATGGCTCTATTTCCTATCGAGATCCCGCATTTACACAATCACTTGGTGTTCTACTAGAAAGGAACGTTAAGCAAGGAATCGGTGATACTGACCCTGTAACTGGAAAGGTGATCAAGGATAAACAATATTTACGGCATGATTTTGTTGCGGATATTGATCCGAATAGAGAGGGCGAGCAACCAGGCGTTGTTGTCGGTTTGAAAGTGACCTATGAGGATGGTTCAAGCAAAATTGCACCGGTTACAGAAGGCCGTAAACCAGGAGCAGATCAATCGGTTAAAGTCATACCACTTGATGTGCTGATGAAGGATGTAACCGGCCAAATTAGCTTAGCCAAGCAGTTCTTCACGAATGATCATTACGCCAATTTATTCAATGCCAAAGACGGAAAATCAAAGGATGAGTTGGGTAAGCAATGGCGTGATGCTGTAACGACACTTGAGCAGGATAGAACCAAAGCACTCAACGAATTGATGGACCCTACGCCTGAACAAGTGGATGCTCTGAACGCACGCTTCAATGAACGTCGAAATGTGATAGACCAGGTATATGGACGAGTTGCCGGTGGTACGAGCGACAAAGCTCCCGCTATGCAGTGGGCTGGCAATGACCCTCAGAAGCAACAGTTTATTGCTGAACTAGGTCAAACAACCGATCTCCGTCATGTTTCAGCCGATGTTCTTGAACATAACTACCAAAGAATTATCAAATCGAAGCAAGCCGCAGAAACAGAGCAGAAGCGCAAAACTCAACTTGCTCAATTAAAGTCACAGAGTGAAGAGGAAAAGCTAAGCAATTATGAACGCCAATCACAGCAATATGCCGATCGTTCACCTGAATGGATGAATTCGCTTTCAGGTGTTGTTAGTGATGCGTTTAAAAAACCGCAAGCCACCTCAAATAAAGAGATCGATTATACGGGTTACGATAGCGCTGTAAGGCCATTCTGATGAGTGTTGTATGGCTGAAGTAATCAAAGTGTGGTAAGTTTTTCCACACTAACACAAGTCTCTTTATAGAACCGCTGCCCCTCGGGGCGGCGGTTTTTTTATGCCTGCAATTTGGAGCTGCACATGCAAGACAAGAAGCTATTGGGCGACGAACTTTCATCAAAATCGAGCGTCAATGCCTCAACCGATATGTCACAAGGTTCATTTTTACCCGAAGGTTTTCAACTTGAATCGCCGCCAAAGCCGCAACGAAATTATGATGTAACGTTTGGCGACACGCTCAAAGCGGTTGGTAGTGGCGCATTACGAGGGGTTGCAGGTATAGGTGAACTTTCAGAGAACTTTCTTGGCGTTGGGGAAAGTTTACGTGATGTAGCGACGTCAGGCGCAGATTATCTGCAGGATAGCATGACCCAGGACGGTCGAGACGCGTTAAATTCCAGATTGTTTGAAGAGAATGAGAACGGGAATCCGCAGTTTGCTCAAGGTGCGACGGATATCGATGTGTGGGCTATGAAAGTAGCCGATGGTATTGGTTCTCTGGCGGCTACGTTTGCCGGTGGTGGCTTCGCTGGAGCGGGTGCAAAAGTCGCGCTCCGCAGTACCATCACGAAATCGATGCTAAAAAAAGGCATGAGCGAGAAAGCAGCGCAAGCTGTAGCTGATAAAGCGATTCAACGCATTGCGACAACCGGCGCAACGGGTACGGGCATGGGTATGTCACTCGGTGGTGCAAGTATGGATGCGCGTGACGCAGTGATGCAAATGGATGCGTCGTGGCTGGCCGATAACTCCGAGTATTTTCAAAACACATTGGTACGTTTATCGGAAGAACCAGAGAATCAAAGCAAAAGTGCAACAGAGCTCTTCGAGTTAGCCAAAGAAGAAACCGCTAACTATGCAAGTTTGCAAATGTCTACAGAACCGACAGCGGTAGCCGCTTCGGTTGCGGGTGCAATGGGTGATAAGTATCTCTTCGGTGCCATACTCGGAAAAATGGGTAAAGGAGTTATACCTGGCGCGGTTAAAGGTGCCGTTACCGAAGGCGGTACAGAGTTTATTGAAGGATATGGCCAAACCTACGCTCGCAATACGGTCACGAATGAAATTACGGATCAAGATATCGATCCAACTAGTGGCGCATTGGTCGATGGTTTGGAAGGGGCCGCTGTAGGGAAGGTAATCGGTGGAACAATGGGAGCCGCCGGTGGCCTCATCGCGAAGACGTCACCTCACGATAATAAACCGTCACAAGGCTCTGAACCTGTTAATGTAAGCGAGTCACAAGAGCAGGATATTGCACAGCAACAAGCGGAAGAAGCGCCCTTTGAAACGCCATCTCAAGCTGAGACTCAAAGCAACGATGTAGTCCCTTCTGATGACCCTTTTGCAGAAATGCGAGCAGGAGCGCAGGAACGACAAGCTTCAAACCAACGATCTGCCGATTTAACCGCTCGCTTTTATGAAGGTCGCAAGGCACTTCAAGAGCGCGGAGTGTTGCCAGAACGCAATGAATATCAAACAACAATTGATTTAGCGAGAGCGTTCGACCCTGACCGTGCTGCAGAAATAGAGCTTTTTTTACAAAGTGAAGAGGCCGACCAAAATCCTAACAAGGCCGAAGAATTAGAACTGGAGTACCAAGCGCTCGCTGAACAAGCAAAACAATTGGATATCGACCCGTTGCAGACAGCAGTAGCTCGTCGGCAAGCATCAAACAGCGCAGAAATGAAAGGTCGAGAAAAGCCGCATCAACGTATTGAACGTAAACAGCGTGAGTATGACTTTAGTGATACTGTCACAAAGCGCAAGGCCGCAATACGTGAGGAATTGTTACCTAGATTACTGCCAGAGGATCGAGAAAATACGAGCTATGTTCGCCGCATTGTCGAATTAGAATACTCGCGCCGCTATCCTAGTGATGAAACACCGATTACTGAACAGGAAAGTGATGGTTTAGAACGCTTCCAGGACTCGCCTTTTGATCGAGAAAAAGCACAAGCTGCGATTGAGGCTAAGGCAATTGAAAGCCAGAATGCCAGCCTAAGCGCTCTTTCTGAGAAAGAACGTCAAGCAAGGCCGAAATCACCCGAAGCAAATCCGAACTGGTTAGGTACGCACCCTGAAACCGGCGAGCGAACCACTCGGGCTTTTATGCGTGATTACGCCAATCTAAAAGGCCGCGAACAGATGAGCGAGGTAGTGGAAGATTTAGAGGCGAGAAAGGCGAAGCTCGGCCAGCCTGTTTCTTCGTTTTCCGATCGTCCAAACTCGATGAAGATGCGAGAGCAAGGTAAAAAGCCGATTCGTGATTTCGCTGGTATCGAGTCGAAGACTTCTCGTATGTCAAAACGTCTACGTAAGCGCATAAATCAAGCCAAGGGTTTTGATAGCCAAGCGGTACTATTGGAGTTTCAACAGCATGAAAAGCGTTTGGCTGCGTATGAAGAAGCCGCGAAGCGTCGAGCAGAGTATGAAGCAACGCTCCCAGAAAACGTTCAGCGCCGACAGAATGCAGAAGCGCTCTTCAAAGAGTTTGTGAGCGACCAAGAAGCTCGTGAGTTTGCAGAAAATGAGATCACGCAAACCATTAAACGCATCAATACGCTGATGGATAATTCAGCCCAGGGAACGGTGCTAGAGCTCGATGGCCAGACGAGCTCATTGCCACGAATCAAACAGCAGATGGCTAACAGCGTGCGCAATCTAGCCGATAAGTTTATCGGTAAAACGGCGGCGATGATGACTGCCGCGAAGCAAAAGCGTCAGGATGCCAAACAATCAGCACAAAGCTTAGGCGAAGTCGCGATGCCTAATGTAACGCAGGATCAAAGCGTAGATGCTGTTACTAATACTGAGCCAAACCAAGAGCCCGATATCGTGCAGCAAGCGAAAGATACGATCCGCGAGACGTTGGAGAAGAACGACGGCAAGTTGAAGGGCATTCGCAATGCTTACCGCTCTAAGGGCTTTACCGCGAGTGATTTACAAAAGGCGTTGCGCGGCCAGGATGTATCTCAGTTTGAGCGCGAAGTGAAACAAGCACTGTTAGAGCAGCCTCAAGACCCGACCAGTGATGCATTATCATCTAGTGATAACACAGCCGATATTGTGAACAAGGTTACGAACAAACCGCTTAATACCGATGTTGATTTCGACAAGTTAGAACAACCTGATGTAGAATTAAATCAGGACACTACGGGAGGTTTAAACGATGGCGGGGCAAGGACAAGTGATGGTCGATCTGATGAAAGACCTACGAGACAATCCGAAGTACAAAACGATGCCGAACGACGAGCTACAACAAGTAGCGAAGGCGTTAGCGAAGCGCGTGGTGAAGCGTCAACTCGAAATGATCCAGTCGGGAACCAACTACCTGATGGCGGAGAGCGAAGCGTACCGAGAGGCGTTGATGAGCGCTTAACGCTCGACGATATTGACAGCCTACAAAATGGCACTCCATCCCAACGAATCGCCGCTAACTTAGCGGCGATTCGCGTTATGAAGGAGCTGATTAGCCAAGGCCAGCCAGCAACACTCGATCAGAAAAAAACGCTCGCACAATACAGTGGATGGGGCGGTTTGGGTTCGGTATTTGACCCGACAAACACCTCTAAATCGCAGCAAGCCGCACACCAAGAGCTAAAGTCACTTCTCAGTGAAGACGAATACAATAACGTTCGTGAGAGTATCCGTAATGCGTTCTACACTAGTGAAAGCGTCGTCAAATCGATGTGGGAAGGGGTGAAAGCGTTTGGGTTAGGCGATAAGCAGATGAACGTGCTGGAGCCTTCTATCGGTTCGGGGAACTTTATTGGTTGGCAACCGTCATCAATGCGTGATAACTCAACCTGGTTCTCCAGTGAACTCGATAGCGTGACGGGTAATATCGCTAAGTTGATTTACCCTGACGCCAATGTACAAGTGAAAGGATTTGAACAAGCGCCGTTTAAACACGGCGTTTTTTCTTTGGCGATTGGCAACCCGCCATTCGGTAGTACACCCATCCGTGATAGCAAGAATCCTGACATTTCAGGAATGAATACCCACAACTATTTCATTGCCAAGTCTGCCAAGTTGTTGCATGAGAATGGCTTGATGATGATGGTTGTGACCAATCGATTCCTTGATACGCTCAATAAAAATCACGCGCAGTTAAGTCAGTCGCTTGATTTTGTTGGTGCGGTTCGCTTGCCAAATACTGCTTTTAAAGGAAACGCCAATACAGAAGTGGTCACGGACATTGTGGTGTTTAGAAAGCTCAAAGATGGCGAGAAGGCCAGTAACACGCTTTGGACCGATGTGGATGGCGAACTGAACGGTTTCCGAGTTAACAAGTGGTTTGAGCAGAACCCACAGTACGTGCTTGGTGAAGTGGCCCAAGGGACCATGTATCGAGGAGATGAAAGCGAAACTACCGTGAACCCGACGCCAGAACATGCCGACCTGGGTAAGTCCATCACCAAGGCGTTACAGTCGTTGGCGAAGGGCAAAGACTTGGGTATGACCAATGGGGGCAAGGACGCGCTGGCAAGCCAAGTGCTGCTTTCTGAATCGGATCTTGCCATTGATGGCATGATGCTGAGTGAAGATGGCAAGGTGATGCGTCGTGGGATGGATCACCCTATCAATGGTGCACAAGTCTACGAAGTCACCCCTGATACTATTTGGACCGATGAAGGCTGGACGTTTGACCATATCAAGCAGCTTATTATCGCTGGCGAAAAGGACAAAGCTGATGTAATTGTTCAGCGAGAGTTGCTGAACAAAGGGAAAATCAAAGGGGAATTTTCGAACTCCAAGGTCAAAGAAGCTGCATCAAAAGCGGTGGTCGCGTACGTGAGCGGAAATGGCAATAAAGCCAGTGCGATGAGTGCGCTCGATGCGGCGATTGATAGTGCTCGTCTCGGTCCGAACCCTTACCGCAAGCTAAAAAGCCTACTCGCCATCCGTAATACGACTCTCGGTTTGATTCAGGCAGAGAAGACCGGCGCGAAAGAGATCGAAGCGCTACGTAAACGTCTCAACGTTCAATATGATGAGTTTGCTAAAGCGTTCGCGACAAAAGGCAAGAACGGCAAACCGGCCAGTATCAGCGCTCACTTGGCGGTACTCGGTGGCGATGTTGGGGTAGAAACGGGACTCGACAGCATTAATTCCAAAGGGGAAGTGAGCAAGAGTGCGATTTTCACCAAGCGAATGTTGTTCCCTTACAAAAAGCCCGATAGCGCGAAGAGCGTCGGGGATGCGGTTAACTACTCGATGCGCGAGCATGGCCGCGTCAACCCTGAATACATTGGCCAGCTTCTTGGCATAGACAAAACAGAGGCGCTTAAACAGCTCACCAGTGGTGACAAGCCTTATCTTCTCATGAACCCTGAAACAGAAAAGTATGAGTTTATCGACGATTACTTATCAGGGAACGTGAAAGCCAAGTACCAAGCTGCGAAGAAGGCGGGATTAGAGACAAACGCCAAGTTGCTTGAAGCGGTATTGCCAGAAGATAAAGCGCCAGAGCAGGTAAAGCCGTCGATTCGCGCTACGTGGATTGATGCTGAGGTGTTTGAGCGCTTTGCCGAAGCGCTTGGTTATACGGCAAAGGTTAATGTTAACCGTCACCTGGGCGCGATTTCTGTGATGACCAGTAACGGTTCGCCAAGTGCGCTTGGGGCGCAGTTCAAGCACGACAGAGCAACCATTGCAGATCTGTTCAACTCCGCCGCGAACGGTAAATCGTTAGTGATCTACGATGGTAGCGGTAAAGAACGTACGAAAAACGAGAAAGCGACTAAGGAAGTCAACGCACTGGCCAATAAGCTCGCTTCAACCTTCACGACTTGGGCGAAGAATGACGCGGAAGCGTTAAAACAGATCGCGGATAACTTTAACGAGCGCATTAACACCCACGTTAACCGCAAATACAATGGGCGTTTGTACCTACAAACCGTAGGCATGAACCCAACGGTCGATATGCGTAAAACGCAGCTCGATGGCGCACTGCGTATGATCCAAAGCAAGAACACATTGCTCGATCATACCGTGGGTGCAGGTAAGACGTTTACCGCTATTACCGGCATGATGGAACGTAAACGCCTTGGTTTGAGTAAAAAGCCGATGGCGGTGGTCCCAAATCATATCTTGGGCTCGTTTCATAAAGATATTCTCAAGCTTTATCCTGGGGCGAATGTCTTGGTTGCTGATGATAAGGCGTTCAGCGCGAAGAAACGTAAACAGTTCTTCTCACGGATTGCCACCGGTGACTATGACGTTATCTTGATGGGGCATAGCCATCTACGAGCCATGCCAAACGATCTTGATAGCTTTAAAACGGTGATTAACGAAAAAATTGCTGAATTGCGCAGTGCGCTCGAAGAAGCGCGAGCAGAGGCGAAAAACTCCGGCCAACGAGGTGCGAGTATTTCGCAAATTGAGGAGTCAATCAAACGCCTCAAGGACAAAATCACCGAGAAGGAAAAGTCACTCAGTGAAAATGCTGACAAGATTGGCGTTAACTTTACCGATTTGGGCGTCGATTATTTGGTGGTCGATGAGGCGCATGAGTTCAAAAACCTGACGTATGCGACCCGCTCAGACCGTGTGGTGGGGATGAATGACCCGAAAGGCTCAGAAAAAGCACTCGATCTCCTGATCAAGACCCGTACCATCCAAGGTATTGAAAACGGTGGCGTGACCTTTATGACGGGTACGCCTATCTCTAACAGCTTGGTTGAGGTGTACACCATGATGTATTACCTGGGCCACGATACGCTGCTTGAGAAAAACATGTCTTTCTATGACGCGTTCGCCGGTTCGTTCTTCAACACAGAAATTACGCTCGAATACACGCCCACAGGCACAGTGAAAGAGCGAAGCGTGTTGAAAGGGCTCAACAACATGCAGCAACTTTCCACTTTGTACCGAAGCTTTGCTGATGTCATCACTCAAAAGGACATGGTGAACATTTTCCGTCAGGATGTGGAGGCCAAGAACAAGGCAACTGGCGAGAACCATTCGACTCGTTTCCCAATCCCGAATATCAAAGGGGGTAAGCGCCAGCTCAATATTGCACCGGCCACTGATGCTCAACGTGAGTACAACGATTATTTGATTGCCCGCATGGAAGCATTCAACAACCTTGGCAGCAAGGAAGAGCGTTTGGCCTACGCCAAGCTCGATAACCCTCTATGGGTTTTAACCGATGCGAAGAAAGCCTCTCTCGATGTTCGCTTGGTAGATCCAGGAGCAGAGCGCGACCCAACAGGAAAGATCGCCCGCGCTGCGGATCGCATTAAATCTATCTATGACCAGTGGAGTGATGACAAAGGCACTCAACTGGTGTTCTCTGATATGGGAACACCGGCAAAGTATGCGATCGCGAACGTTAAAGCCGAGCTTCGCGGTTTGGCCGAAGTTGCACTTGGCAAGAGCAAGGCAAAAGCTTTTGTGGATAGCCGCTTAGAAATTCACGAAGGGGAAATGCCTTACTCGACAACGTTGCAAGAGCTCGTTGAGCGCATCAATACGATGGCCGATACCGGCGAAATTGATGCGGATAAGTATGAAAAGCTCGAAGAAACCATTCGTGAGCTGAACGCTTCGACACTGACGGCAGATACCGGCTTTAGTGTCTATGACGACTTGAAAGCCGCGCTGATTGAAAAAGGCATCCCAGAAGATCAAATCGCCTTTATTCATGACTACAACACAACCAAGAAAAAAGAAGCGCTCTTTGACCAAGTGAGAGACGGTGATGTACGCGTTCTGATTGGCTCATCGATGAAGATGGGCGCAGGAACCAACGTGCAAGATCGTTTAGTGGCTCTGCATCATATGGATGCGCCTTGGCGTCCATCCGATATGGAGCAGCGCGAGGGGCGAATTGTGCGCCAGGGTAACACGTTCTATGAGCGCGCCGCGAAAGCCGGTAAGCCAGAAGATTTTGAGGTTGAGCTGGTCGCCTATACCACTCAAGGTTCAAGTGACCCTGTGATGTGGCAAATCTTGGAGCGTAAAGCAGGGGCGATTGAGCAGTTCCGCAATGGTGAGCTGGATGAGTTCATAGAGGACATCAATTCCGATGCGGATAGCTACGCGGAGTTTAAGGCCGCTTCCACCGGAAACCCTATCTATCGATTAAAGCTCGAATCCGACTCCAAGCTACTGGACTTGGAGAGCTCTTACACCGCACAGGCGAGTGCCTTGGGTTCTTCTAAGCGATTTATCGACAGCTATGAAGACAAAAAAGCCGATTTGGAGCTGAATATTGCTCGCATCAACAAGGCTGACATCACGGAGTATGACGTAGAGGAATTTACCAGGCTGGCAAGTGAAGCCAATGCCGATTATCTGGCGGCGATGAATGCCTATGATGCAGACATTGAAATCTACTCTGAGCTCGATGCTAAAGAGCGTAAGGCGCGTGGATTGAAAAAGCCTCAGAAACCTAAGCGCCCTTCGCTTCACCTACTGGATAACGACTATTCCACCGATTTAAACCGTGGCTTAATCAAACCAGCACTCGATGCAATAGCCAAAGGCAAGGAGTGGGATGGCCGGTTAAAACTCGGCAAGCACCTAGCATTGGCACTGCAAGTCGATTACCTAACGCTTAATGATAAAAGCCAAGAACCAATGATTAGCGTTACTTTGACGGATGACAAAGGAAAGCAGATCAGCCGTTTGGCGAATGGCGTACATAGTTCAACCATTACGGGCTCACAAGCTCTTATGAGCGCATTTCACCTCAATGCGATTGGCACTGAGCTCAACAATATTGAATCGCGATACACACGCCAACTGAAAGGTTTAGAGCAAGGGCTCAAAGACGCCAAGAAGCTCGCTAACCTAAATATCACCGAGCTAAGGACCGAGCTTGAGCAAGCGAGAGATCGTAACTTGTGGTTGTCGGTCGAGGCGGAAATGGCGGATCTAAAAGAGAACATTCGCCGCAGCGAGACACCGAACAAGTTCATTGATAACGAGCAGCGCCGTAAGGTGAAACGCTCAACGTTCGACCCTGCTACGGTGAAAGCGCGAGCATTAGAGCACAACGGAAAAACATATCAAGCGTTCGGCGTTAGCATGAAGTATCCAGGCTGGCAGTTCGATAGTGTGATGCCAGCATTAAACGAGCAAGGTGAGTATGTTCATTTATTGATGTCGAATGAAGGCAGTAAGGATGAGCCTGTCGTGGCTCAAGCTATCTCACAGCCGAAAGACACACCAAAGCCAGAGTACGATTTTATTGCAGAAGCGAAAGCACGTTACCAGTCTCGTCTAGAAGAAGACGCGAAGCGTGATATTGAAGCGCCAGTGGATGATGAGTCGAATGATTCAGGCGTTGTCCTGTTTAGCCGAGCCAGTACGGATGCAGGGCGTACCAGGATGAAAACCGGAAAGATAGCCGGTGGAATCACTGCGAAACGGAGCGCCATCGATTCGATCGCTCGCACGGCGCTTAGCAAGCTCGGCTTCAAAGACTTCACGTTCCGCTTTGAGACGGTCGATACGGAGGCGGATCTTCCTAGCCATGTAAAACAGGCCATAGACGACAATGACGCCAAGGGCGAGGTATATGGGCTTTATGATACCAAAGAGCACAAAGTCTGGTTGGTCGCTGAAAAACATAATTACGCCTCTGAGGTTGAAGAAACAATATTCCACGAAGTGGCAGGACACGTTGGTTTGGCTCGCTTGCTAAAAGAAGGCAAAGCACAGCCAGATATTAATACGTTAGCTTTGATGTTAGGTGGCAGCAAGGGAATTCAACGTTTTGCAGAGCAAAATGGTGTGGACTTAACGCCTTATGTCAGTTCAACGAAAAAGCTTACTAAGGCCGATGCTGAAAAAGTCTTGGTGCATGAGCTTGTGGCGCATCTTGCTGAGCAGAAAAAGTTTGCTAACCCTATCCAGCGTTTATTGGCAAAAGTACGCAGTGTTCTACGTAACGCATTTGGGTTTATTTACTCGCCTGAATATAGCAATAATGAATTGCTCACCCTGGTATTCAAAGCGAAAGAACAGCTAAAAACGCCGCCACCTAAAGGCACAGACAGCACAGATGATGCACTCTTTTTCTCTCGAAATCGTGATACGCAATCTCGAGAGTCTCAAAGCAAGCAGCCGACAATGAGCGCGGACGAAGCGTTATCACAAAAACAAAGCGAGGTGGTGCGCAAAATTAAGCAAGCGATTTACGGAACACCGGTGGTCGGCCAAACACTCGATGCCATTGGTCGCAACAAGTACGCAATGTTAACACTGAGACAAATGGGAGAGGTTGCGAGTGCCGTCAGTAAGCCGTTAGGAAAAATGATTGATGGCTACCTTGATGAGATCAACTCGATGGTTGTTACACAGAATATGTTGGCCGAAGAAGCGGCCAACATAGCCGAAGAGCTGAGTGATTGGGCCAAAGCTAATCAGAAAGAGGCCGATGAGCTATTCTCCTTTGCGCACGAAGCAACCTTGGCCGATGTGGACCCATCAGAGGCATTCCAATCCCGAGAAGAAGAGCTAAAAGAAAGTATCGCCAAACAAGAGCGAATTTTGAAAGAAGAAGGCGGCTTGAATAGTGAGCGTGGCCAAAAAGCTTGGAATACGCTCAAAGAAGAGCGTGAGCTGCTCAAGCAGGAACCAAATCGCCGCAAGCGACATGTAGAGCTTCGACCTAAGTTTGCCCGACTGAATCAAGAGCAGAAGAAGCGCTACCGTCAAATGCGAGATCACTACCGCGCTCAGTCTGAACGTATGAACGAGGCGTTGGAAGAGAATATCAATCGTGCGGTACAGGATGCGAAAATACGTAAAGCCATGTTAGCTGAGTTACGTCAACGCAACGAACGTGCAGCTAAAGGTTTGTACTTTCCGCTCTCACGGCACGGCGATTACTGGATTGATTTCGCAGATGAAAGCGGTGAGCGCCAATTCATGATGTTTGAAACCAAAGGGGAGATGGAGCTGGCAGCAGAGAAGCTGGCTAAGGCCGGTTTTGAATACAATTCAGGGATGAAAGCACAGTTTAATGCTGTACAACAAGCATCACTACCATTCGTAGCCGATGTGCTAAATCTGGTAGAGCAAGCGAATATGCACACACCGGCTAAAGAGTCACTAAGTGATGAAATTTACCAGATGTACTTACGTACTTTGCCTGCCCGCTCAATGCGTCGCAACTTCATTCACCGTAAAGGGGTGGCTGGTTTTAGCCAAGACGCGGTAAGAACACTTGCAGAGCAAGGTTTTAAGCAATCACGCCAACAAGCTCGTCTCGATCATATGGATATCTTAGATAACCACCTCGATAGCATTCAGAAATACGTCCACGAGTTACCCAATAACGTTGAAGCGGATCGCATTGTTGAAGAGCTAAACAAACGACATGAATGGGTAAGAAATCCTTCTCGTTCAGGTTGGGCCCAAAAACTCACCAGTTTGGGTTTTGTGTGGATGCTTGGCTTGACGCCAGCGGCAGCGTTGGTGAACTTGTCCCAAAACGTCCAAGTGGCTCTGCCGATTTTAGGTTCTCGATACGGCATGCTCGAGTCAAGCAAAGCGATGCTTCATGCTAGTGGGGAGTTTTTAAAAGCAGCAACTAAGCGGAACAAACCAAAAGGTCAGGGTATTTTAAGTGCCGTTCTTACTGGTGGAGAGAAGGAGGCCATGCGCCGCGCCATTGCCCAAGGCGTGATTGATGTGACTCAAGCGGCAGACCTGGCGGGCCTCGCGGAGAATCCGAACGCGAAATATTCTGGAACCTGGAACAAGGCGATGAATATCATCGGCTGGTCGTTCCATAAAGCGGAAGTATTTAACCGAGAAGTGACGTTTATTGCTGCGTATCGATTAGCGATGAAAAAGCACGGCAACCACGAACAGGCTATCGAGCAAGCTATCAAAGATACCTGGGACAGCCATTTTGATTATTCATCGATTAACCGTGCTCGTTTCATGCAAAGTGACATTGCTGCAGTAGCGTTACAGTTTAAGCAATATAGCCAGAACATGAGTTACTACCTTTGGTCGAACCTAGCGAAGTCACTAAAAGGCGAGACACCCGAAGTGAAAGCGATGGCAAGAAAGCAACTTCTCGGTACGTTGGCCACAACTGCGTTTATTGGTGGTGCTGGTGCGTTACCACTTTGGTGGCTAACCACGGCGATCAATGCGGCGCAAGAGATTGTCGGGGATGATGACGAGCCGTTTGATGCTGAAACAGAACTCAAATTGATGTTAGCTGGTGCATTTGGCAAAGAGAATGCTGCGTTAATTTGGCATGGTAGTTTACCAAGTATTGGCGGTCGAATCTCTCTCAATGATCTTTGGGTTCGCAGCATCAATCGCGACGTAGATGCTAACGATGCTTATATGGAGTACATGAAACAAGCGCTTGGTCCTGTTATCGGTGGTATTGGGGTTTCTTGGGCACAAGGTATGGCAGATATTTCAAATGACCAGTTCGCTCGCGGTATCGAAAGAATCCCACCCAAAGCGATTAAAGATGTCCTAAAAACGGTTCGTTACATCAACGAAGATGGCATTACTACCAAAACTGGCTCAGAGATTGTGAGTGATTTGAGTTTTAGTGAACTGACAGGGCAGGCTCTTGGCTTCGCAGTTGGACGCGCCAATATTCAATATGATGAAAACAACGCGATTAAAAACTATGAGGGGTATGTATTAAAACGCAGACAAAGCTTGATGAATGCATATTACACCGCATACCGGCTAAAAGATGGCGAAGCGATGAAGGCGGCAATGACGAAGATTCGCAAGTACAATAAATCGCAGTACGGTAGATCTAATCCAATCACCAATAAAGGGTTACAGCAATCGATTAAAACAAGACAACGTAACCTTTCCAAAACACAGAATGGTCTTCAAGTAAGTCCCAAGCTGCAAGCGCTGGTGGTTGAATACGATTTCTTTTAG